TCTTTCTTACCATATCTTTGAGCATACTTTAATATGTTGCCCATACAGAAACCTGTACCATGACCTTGGTCAATGATAGTCTCGGTTGCCTGTCTAGTCACATCTTTGGCATAGTGTGAACTATAAGTCTTATCGATATAATCTTTTATATCTTGTATTATTTGATCTTCATTAAATTTATATTCTGGCATTGTTTCCTTTCGGTTTGTTTGTTTTCTTTTTCCTATATAATAATCTGTGTCTATTGCTTTATTAATTTTATTAAATTCTTCTTTTATAGCATCTACACCCTTTCGACCAAGACCATTAATTCTTAATAAATCTGATTCTGATTTAGACATTAAATCTTTAATCGTATATATATTTTCATTATGAATTTTATGAAATACTCTCACAGGAAAATATATGTGTTGTAGAGAAGCATTTTCGCTTTCAAATACTTTTAATTCTTTCTCGCTGTAAGACCAATCATTACCATAACTACACATTAAACTATGGTTATAGTCTGGATGATTATATTCTGGCATTCATATCCTTTTTCATAACCTTTTGTTGTTTGGTGTATTTCATGTTGACATTTTTGATAATTCTATCTCTAATGCCATCAGGACTCATGCCTAACATTTTGCAGTATTCAACGAATTGTGGATCTTTATCTACAATCCAATCGATAGCATCTTGTTTTACTTTCAAGAATTTTTTATTGATTCCGTCATAACCGGCATCTTCAACAGCTTGCATAATAACTGCTGTGATTAGTTTTTCGCCTTCGTAGTTCATGTCTTTCATATTCATAGTGTAGTCTCCTTATTAATTGTTGATTGAGTATAGTATACAGATTTTTGAACATATTGCAAGGTGCAGAATGTCGCATCTAATATTCTAGTCTCCTTGTATTTGTGAAAAGTACGCCCAGTAATTGTCGCCATTTTCAGATTGATATCCGATTGATCCTGAATAGTCGAGGTCAGTATCATATTCTGAAATATGAGTACCGAGTTCTCCTGCAGGGTCCTCTAGTCTAGTTGCAATTGATATGTCAGTAATTTTGCCATATCTCATGTTCGATCCGCAAGGTCTTGGACTTACGGCCACTTCGTCACCTATTTTAATTAACATTATTATTCTCCTTATCTTTTATTCTTGCATATAACTCAACTGCCATATTCAACTGACTAGCAAGTTCAGGCCATTTTGAAACGAGACTGTAAATAAATAAGTCTCTTTGGTCTTGATCCATTCTTGCGATTTGTTCAACAGCTTCGTTGGCAATAACTTCGTTCATAACTTCATTAGTATCCATAATATATTCCTTTCTAATTTAAGTATAAGGGACCTGTCCATTGCATATGGTAGTTACCATCTAGAACATTTCCTCTTGGTTGATTAAGTGCAGGTGCAGCCCAACTTGCGGCTTTTAAAACATCACCTACTTTGAAGTGTTTAAATGCTTTCTTTACAATAAAAGAATGAACCATATTTTTACTAATCAGTTTAATATATTTTGGTCCTTCTTTTACTTGCCAAGCATTGGCATATTCACTTTGCATATTTTGATTATCACAAAATTTATTGTAATCTTCATTAGAAGCACGAATTAAATTTTGAATACCGTCTTGTATATTTTTAGCAGATTGTACTTTAATCATTAGGCAGTCTCCTGTTCTAGAACTTCTTTAAGTTCTGATTCGTCATTGATACCTATAAGGTCCCAAGCGATAGTTTGCTCTCTTGCGACATCACAAGCTTGAGCGATTGTTAATTTTTTACTTTTAACATCATTGATTAGTTCTTCGAGATATTGTTCTGCTGTATCCCACAGCCAGTCTTTTACTTTACTCATTATTGATTTCCTTTCATTTGATTTTCAAGTTGTATTTTTAGTGCAAGAATAAAAAATATTATTCCTACAACTGTAAGTATGAAACATAGAAGAAAATTATCTCCTGATGTCTCTGGAGTAGGGCCGTCAATAGACCCTACTGCTAATATCATAGACATAAGTCCTAAGATTGTTAGAAACACACTCATTAAGCGGCCACTAACATATTTAAAGGAACTCTGTAAGACATTCCGTTCATGTCTACAATCGCTCTTTTGACAGCGATCTTTTTAATGATCCCTGGTGTAGATTGATTTCTTTCTACAACATTAACTTTGTCACCGACTTTAAAAGTCTTACGAAGCATCTTAGAAAGATTTGCTCTTCTAAAGTTAACGGCATAAACAACCTCGTTAAGTTCTTGGTTGTTCATCATCTGAATTTTACTGATGATTTGATTGATTTTCATAATATAGTCCTTTCGTTCTTTGTTAATATGTTTCTATTATACATGAAAACAAGCATAATGCAAGAACTTTCGGGCAGCAAGAACCCTTATTTTTCAACAAACTAGGGGCGCAGGTTGTCGCACCTTCTAAAACTCTTGATTTTTCTTGTTTTTTCATCATTTTTTTATTATATATTCATTATAACAGAAAAAAGCGGTAATACAAGCACTTTCGGGCAGCAAAAACCCTTATTTTCTGCGATTTTGTAAAATAATTTTATTTTTCTTCAAAAAAGTCTGAAAAATCAGTATATTTTGAAGGTTTTGTAAATTTCTTATAAATAGTTTATAGATAATTACACAAAATTAAAGGAAAATCAAAATGTACGAGTATAAATGCAAAATTGTTAAAGTGGTTGACGGTGATACCGTTGATGTAGACCTTGATTTAGGATTCGGTGTCTGGCTCAGAGATGAAAGAGTAAGAATTATGGGCATTGATACTCCAGAATCAAGAACAAGTGATCCAATAGAGAAAATATTTGGTACTGCTGCAAAAGCAAGACTAGTTTCACTATTAGGAAGTGACGCTATTTTATTATCACAGGTAAAAAAAGATGGAGAAAACATGAAAGGCAAATTTGGTCGTATTCTTGGTGACTTCCATACAATAAGCGGCGAAACTGTTACTCATGTATTAATGGCAGAAGGTCATGCCGTAGCATACACAGGTGGTAATAAGGAAAAGATTCAAGCAGAACATTTAGAGAACAGATATAGATTAGTTAGTGAAGGAAAAGTTCTTGTACCTGAAGGTACAGTAATAACTAAACCACCATTAAAGGTAAAAGAAGTAGTTGCTGAGCCAGTTGTTGAACCAGTTAAAATGACTACAAAGAAAAAAACTAAAAAGATAACTTCTAAGAAAAAATAATGGGTAAAGCAGTTACAAGAGTTGGTTTAGATAAACACATAGGTCATTTAAGTCCTACACCTAACCCTTTTCATCAAACTGCTTATTCGACTGGATCGCCTAATGTTTTTACCAATAGTGCAAAGACAACTAGAATAACTGATACTACAACTTGTGGTGATTCTGCTACAGGTGGGTCGTCAACAGTATTTGTGAATGGTAAAGGTATTCATAGAAAAGGTGATGCAACAGGTGGTCATGGAAGTTTTGTGCCTAATGCATCAAACTCAGGATCAGGCAATGTGTTTTCAGGTTAAGGGTATAAATATACCAAAGGAGAGATTGTTAAATGTCAAGATATGATGCTACACAAACAAACGAAAGTTCTAGAAGTTCTAGAATATTTAAGGACTTAGATTTAGACTTTCAATTAAATTCTGCTACTAAAGATATTCAAAAACTTACGGATGTAGAATCAGTAAAAAGAAGTGTCAGAAATCTTATCAATTTAAATCATTATGAAAAGCCTTTTCATCCTGAAATAGGATCTAATTTGAGAGCAATGTTGTTTGAAAATATCAGTCCACAGATTACTCATGTTATATCAAAACAAATAGATTTATTAATTAAAAACTTTGAACCGAGATGTAGATTAGTTCAAGTTAATTCACAACCATCTCCAGATAGAAATGGTTATAGATGTTCGATATCTTTTTATGTGGTTAATCATCCTGAACCAGTAGAAGTAGAAACATTTTTAGAAAGATTAAGATAATATGGCAACTAAATTAGAAATATCAGAATTAGATTTTGACGGTATCAAAGAAAATCTAAAAACCTTTTTATCTCAACAAGATGAATTTAGAGATTATGATTTTGAAGGTTCTGGTATGTCAGTTCTTTTAGATACACTAGCTTACAATACACATTACCTTGGATATAATGCCAATATGTTAGCAAACGAAATGTTTTTAGATAGTGCTGATTTGAGAGCATCAGTAGTATCAAAAGCAAAACAAGTAGGTTACACACCAACAAGTTCAACAGCATCAAAAGCTGTTATAGATGTTACAGTTAATAACGCATCTGGCGCCTCTCTTACCATGACAAGAGGAACATCATTTACAACTGCTGTAAACGGAACAAATTATTCCTTTGTAAACAATTCTGATATTAGTATCACACCGATTGATGGTGTTTATAAATTTAGTAATGTTAGTATTTCAGAAGGAACATATTTAAATTTTAAATACACAGTAAACTCATCTGACACAGATCAAAGATTTATTATACCAAATGATAATGTTGATACAAATACATTAACAATTAAAGTTCAAGAATCTTCTTCAGATTCTACAACAAGCACTTATACATTGGCAACTGGCATCTTAGGATTAGAATCAACATCTAAAGTTTTCTTTTTACAAGAAGTAGAAGGCGGAAGATACGAAGTTTATTTTGGCGATAATGTTTTAGGAAAATCTGTTGCTGATGGTAATATTGTTATCATGGATTACATTAATACAAATAGAGCAGAGGCAAATGGTGCTTCATCATTTACATTAGGTGGAACTATTGGTGGGTTTACAAGTGCAACAATAGCAACTATAAGTAATGCTTCTGAAGGATCAGATCCAGAATCAATTTCATCAATTAAATATAATGCACCAAGAGAATACACTGCTCAAGATCGTGCTGTCACAGCAGACGATTACAAAGTTTTAGTTAAAGGTTTATATGCAAACGCTAAGTCTGTTCAAGTGTATGGTGGCGAAGATGCTGCAATACCAGATTATGGTAAAGTTTATATCTCTATCAATTCAAAATCAGGATCAACACTAACCGAAACAACAAAGGCAAGTATTGTAAATAGTTTAAAACAATATGCTGTTGCTTCTATAAGACCTGTGATTATTGATCCAGAAACAACTTTCATAACTCTTAATACTAGTTTTAAATATAATTCTGGTGCAACTACAAAAGATGTAAGCACACTTAAAACAAATATTCTTGCGGCGATTACAACATACGGAAACGATACATTAGAAAACTTTGTTGGTGTCTTTAGACATTCTAGACTAACAGAAAGTATTAACAATGCTGATACTTCTATTTTAAGTAACATCACAACCGTTAAGTTATACAAATTTATTACACCAACTTTAAATGAAGGATTAAAATATACTCTTTCATTTAACAATGCATTTTATAATCCACACTCTGGACATAACTCATCTGGCGGTGGTGTAGTATCTTCAACAGGTTTTAAAATTAATGATGATAGTTCTACTAACGAACATTTCTTAGATGATGATGGTGCTGGTATTA